ATGACGAACAAAGTTGATACTTCTCTATGGGACATCGAGGCGAAGCAACACGCAAAGCGTGTGTACTTCAACAAACCACAGCTTCTTACGCAATACATCGGCGCGAAGACTACGGTCATCGTGGCCGGACGACGCACTGGCAAGACGGACTCCATCGCCTCGCCTTTCGTGCTGCGTAACATGCAGCGTATGCCTGGCTCTACTGGTGGTATCGTGGTGCCTACGTTCAAGCATGGCTTGACGAACACGCTCCCTGGACTGCTTGCAGCGTGGAAGCGTTGGGGGTATATCAATGGCGTGCATTATGTGGTAGGCAGAAAACCGCCGAAGTCATTCGCGAAACCAATCACCGAACCGGCTGACTATGAGCATGTCATCACGTTCTATAATGGCTCGGTGGCTATCATCATCAGTCAGGACCGCCCGGGCTCTTCCAACTCGCTCACGCTCTCGTGGCTGCTCATCGACGAGGCGAAGTTCATTGATTATAACAAACTGAAGGACGAGACTCTGCCTGCAAATGGTGGCATACGCTCGTACTTCGGGCACCACAGCTTTAACCATAGCATGATGGTGCTTTCGGATATGCCTCAGACTACCAAGGGTTCTTGGTTCCTACACTATGAGGATAAGATGGACACAGAACTGATTGACACCATAAAGGGCACAATCTACAAGATTTGGCAGACGAAGGAGCGCATTGCCCAACTCAAAGAGCTGCGCAAGCCCATTCCTTCTTATCTGCCTAATTACCTCAAATGGCTCGACCAGAGTCTTAACAAGATGCGCTCGGTAGCGGTCTATTATAAGGAGTATTCTACCCTCGAAAACCTCCAGCTTCTCGGTGAAGAGTATATCCGGCAGATGAAGCGCGACCTCACGCCAAAGACTTTCCAGACTTCTATCCTCTGTCAGAAGATTGGCATCTCGCACGATGGATTTTATTCGTCTATGCAGGAGTACCACAAATATGATGCGTCGGATTTCGACTACCTCGACTCGCTCGGCTACGACCGTATCATTAAGGAGGCGCAGCAGGATCTCTACACTATCCACGCAACTAACCAGTTCTCTACACTTAACAGCTCGCTCGACTGTCGCACGGACTCGGACATCGACCCTATGCAGCCTCTCTGCATTGGTATGGACTACAACGCCAACATCAACTGGATCGTGTGCGGTCAGCCATGCAACAATAGATTAAACATCCTCAAATCCTTCTATGTGAAGTTCGAGCGCAAAATCCCTGCGCTCGTCGCCGACTTCTGCACTTACTATGCTCCGCATCCTAACAAGACGGTCATCTACTACTACGATGCCACTGCCCTCGGCTCTAACTATGCCGTGAACGACCAGGACTTCCACTGGGTGGTAGTCCATGAGTTCGAGCGTCATGGATGGCAGGTCATTGACGTGTACCTCGGCAACCCGATGCGACATGATGAGAAATACCTTCTCATCAACCAGGGCTTTGCCGGGAAGCAACGCCTGATGCCGTACTTCAACCGCCAAAACAACGATGACCTTATCCTCGCCATCCAGTCAGCAGGAGTGGAGCGAGGACGCAACGGCTTCCGCAAAAACAAAAGTATGGAGAAGCAGCCGGAGTCCGAAGAAGACCTTCTCGAACACCGTACCGACGGCACCGATGCCTTCGATACCCTCTATATCGGCTGCGAGAAGTTCCCACAGCACGATTTGTACCCAATTTGCGTGGGTGGGGTGAGATAATACAATAAAACGGAGAAAATGCCGTTTTATAGGAAAAGTCTATTAATTTTATGAGAAGCAACAAAAATGAATGACAATGTAATTGCATACATACTATCTCTTGTTTGTATAATATTTATACTAATTGAAATAGTATCTGTCAATAAAAAGAAAGGAATGGCAGACCTCATCGTGTTCTTTTATTACTCATGCCCTTTGTATTACTTCATGTTATATAGGGGGTATGGTGGAGCAGCATTTACTTGGTGGTTTTATCTGTTGTTACTTACATTCATTCATTTGGTAATCTTGGCGTTCCGTATTATAAAATACATTATTTCATGAATAAATTACTTAAAATATTTTGTCTTTATGGGTTGTTTTGCCTATGTTATTGTTGTAAAAATAGCATAAATCCTAATCTTATAAACAAAAAAGTTTGTAAGCAAATATTGGTAAAAAAATATTTTGATGATAATGAATACATTATTAATGATGATATTTCAATCCAAGAACTGTATGAACTCTTACAGAATGCAACTCTATGTGACATAATCAAATTGCCTCCAAGATTAGTATTAACTATAAAAGGAACAAATTATCATCAAACTTTTTTCATATGTGATAATTATATAAAAGATGACAAAAGAAAAATATATAGATGTAAAAAAAATATAGAAAAGGAGTTAAAGAAAATCATCAAAGAATAGTGGACTATCTGCAAAAAACGTGTGGACTATGCATAGATTTTCCCAAACAAAAAATTATAGTAAACAAACGTATAAAACGGAGAAATAAAGCAACCTAAATGGTTGATTCTTCAAAAATAGAGACATGGATTCCTATGCAAAATATAGTTCTTATCCTGTCGTTTTTAACTTGGAGAAATATTACGCTTTAACTAAATAATAAAAATGGCTCTTATATTTGAAAACATTATAAAGGATTTAAGTCAGATAGGTTTCTTTTCTAAATATAAATTTAGAAAACGCGATGCCTCCTTTTTATTAAAAACGAAAGGAGGAAAATATATTATAGAACTTGATCATTGGATGGACGAAACGACTTCATCCCTCGTAATATATCCTATCTATGGTATTAGATTTGATATTCTTCATAAATGGTTTGAAAAATTTAGTATAAAAAGTCTTCAAGACCAACGAGATAGAGCAAGTATCTCCTTTTCTGGGGATATGCTTTCTTTACAAGATAAATTCTATTTTAGTTTGGATGGAGAAAAATATACAACCGACTTTGATTATTTTCAAACCAATCTCCAAAAATGCGCAGAGTATGTTTTTAAAGAATATTCTGCTCTTGATGAACTATACGAGAAGACGATTTTACCAATTTTGAATGGTAGTGCCACCCTTCCAAATGTTGGTGCTGATTGGATATTTATAGATTTAGCTTTATGTAAATTGGTAAGTCCATCAAATTTTTCCAAACTTAAACAAATAATTTTCCATCATGTTAGATATATGTATGAACAAAAAGAACCTAACGTTTTGGATTACTATAATCAGTTAGAAAGTGTTTTTAGTTATTTGGAAAATAATAGAATATAACCTATAAGATGACAACCGATTATCTTATTTCTATAATAGACTAATTATGAAAAAGATTTTCTTTTATATAATAATTGCATCGTTACTTGTTGTCTCTGGTTGTGACAAGAATAAAACGCCAAAGATATTTATAGAAGAATCTTTGGATTCATTACTATCTAATTTCATAAAAGATAATCCAAACGACCATATTTATTCTATACTTTTTTACAATAAAAACGAAAAGCAATTTATGGAGATAACAAGCTTTGGGAAACTTTATTATAGTAGACTTGTTGATAAGGTTTTCTATAAAGATGGGAAACTTATATGTTACTATTCCATTAATAGGAGTTGGGCTGACAGTTTACTAAATATTCCTGCTTCTTTGTTATGCACTGATTCACTTAAAAAGTATGATGATCTTAGCACAGGACTCATAAACTATGAAGGTCCACTGAACACAAGGACATACAGGATATTCAGTAAGGGAAAAATATTGCCAGCAAAAGAGGATGACTTTGTTTGCAAAGTAATAGCAAGTGATACAAATGTTATTAAAAATGAGCAAATAAACAATATCTTAAATAGTTTTATCAACGAACACAACCCTATTATTACATATATACGATTTAAACACATAAAAAATAAACGATATATGTGTCTCGGAAATGACATCTCTTATGATAAGAAAGGGTTTATTGGAATGTTATATCGAAATGGAAGAATTGTTGTCTTGTATTCTGATATCAATATGGCTGACAACGACATTGTTGAAACAAAGCTATTGAAATCGATAAAAGAATTATCGGACTACCACATCGTACACAATGAAATTCCTGTTTATTTTCAAACAGAATACTGCTTAAAAGGAGATGACCTTACAGAGGTTTCATGCAATGACCCTGAATACATAAAGGTACATTTCAACTAAGAATCAGTCATATAAAATAAAAAGAAGCGGAACACTGCCTAATCATCCTTTCCTATACGCCTTTGTCTTGCGCCCAACGCAGGATGAAGGCTTTTCTTTTTTCAGCGGTATGCTCCGCCTTCAGCACCTCCTTCGCTTCGCTATCCGCACCTTTGGCTTTTGCAATCTCTTAGGCGTGAGAGTCAATACCATAAGGTAACCAATCCCGATTTTCAAAGGAGTAAGGCGTGGCGCACCGCCTTTCCTGCACTTTGTGCATCTTTCCCATGCTGTTGTCTTGGTAGCTTGTTCCACCGTCCCATGCAATGTCTGTGGACGAATCGGCTTTTTGTTCGCCACCAAAATGACAAGTATTCATATTAGCCTTTTCTAATCCGTTCCACACTCTCATTAGTGAATGGCTTCGACACCACTGATGTCCGTTTCATTATGCCACAAGCACATCCACCTTTCTGCTTGCCTTAAAGATAGGTATCTGTCTGCCACGATTTCATCATGGAAGAAGTAGCCATCCCATCCTATGATGACAACAGAGATTGCACAATTCATATCACCAGTCTTCTTCTTTTATTATTCCGGAGTAATATTCTGAAGTGGTGTTCTTTGTACCAAATCATTTTATTTGTTCGACGTGAAGCACTTACCAAATGTAATGCTTATGATTTTTCCTTTGCAAAGTTAGCGCAAGCGGCATTCTGAAAGGGTCGCGCTCCACGCTTACCCTAAGATTTTTTCAAAAGTTTTTGGGGCAGGTTTGCCTCATTCCAAAATCTTTCAAGCCCGAAGGATGAAATAATCTTGGCTATCCCTTGCATTTACATGCCTTCTCCTTGTTGCTACTTGTATGCACGTAAAAATTACAAAAGCACTTCGGTGCTTCACTTTTAAGTCGAACAAATAAAAATTTAAAGATTATGGTACACACCACTTTTAATTCAGAATATCACTTCGGTAAAAGAAGTTCAAGACAGGTTGAATTGTCAAGCAATCTCTATCAGGTTGTCATCAATGGAGAGGATGGCGAGTATATCGAATATGAAATCGAGGCTGACAGCCATTCTGAGGCAAGCGCCAAGGCGGAAGCACTCGCAGCAGACAGCTTTGTAGACATCAGCTATATCGAAGTCTATCTCATTCACTAATCAGATTGTTTCACTCTTAAAATAAGAAAGTTATGAATACTTCAAATGTCATTTTAGCAGCTAAAGCCAATTCCGGCAAGTCCACAAACAATGTATGGGTCGTTTATACAAGCGATAACAGCTCAGATAAGATGTATTGCACAAGTGCATACAAGGCGATGCGCCTCGCCTTCCTTCTCAAAAAGAGGTTGGGATTGAACATCTCTGATAATTGCCTCGCACGCCTCTCGCAAGAGATTGCAAAAGCTAAAGCCCCACAAGGGGCTGCGGTGCAGGAGGTGCAGAAGCCGGAGCCAGCTCCAGTAGAGGAAAAGCCAAAGAAGAAGAGAGGGCGCAAGCCAAAGGCTGAAAAGGCTGCTTAGGCAGTCTTCCACTTCCGCCCGGCTCGAAGGAGTCGGGCTTTCTTCTGTCGCTGCTGCAAGATCGTAACAAGTCCGCACTTGCCTACACTCCATACTAAAGCCCTTTGTCCTTCGAGCCGTGCAGAGCAACGCTGCGGTTGGGTCTTTTCTTATACAGGCAAAGCCTGTTATCTTTGAAAACAAAAAGGTCATGCTGAAAATCAATTACACTCCTCCTTACTACGTCTTCACTTGCAACATCCCATCGGAGATTGAAATATCTTCTGATGCTGCTTCGGTATATGTCACTATCGCATGTGGTCCTGACACTATCTTTGAAACTACGCTTTACCCTTACAACAACATCGCCATGCTCTATGATGCTCGCTCCATCATCGAGGGGCACATGCTGGATAAGCAACGTGTCTTCGCCAACTTTGTCATCACGGCGGACACAAAGACTGAAGAGACGACCACGCCGGAGCGCCATTTCATTTACTCTCGTCTGAGCCTCGCCACAAATGCCATGGGCTTCGTACAGCTGTTCTTCCTCACCACACGCTCGATGTTCACCATTCCACGCAACTCGTTTCAGACTCTTTCGGCGTTTTACTTGCCTGATGTCACGCTGCAGGGCTACACCGAGTGCCTGGCTCTCTTCGATGGCGAGTCTACACCTCGCATGGTTCGCATCGAGGATGCTAAAGTGGACACCAAGAACACCACCTTGATACGTGACATTATAAGTCCTATTGCTATAGAAACCCGCATCGGCAGCAAGTGCCGACTGCTTCAGTTCACCGTTCATCGTGGCTTTCTTGCCAAGACGTTCTATGTCACTGACCGCACGCCGAACCTCACGCTGCTCGTGCGCAATGAATTCAACTGCGATGAATACATACATCTCACTTGCGTCACAAAGAGCAAGCTCGACCTCGACCGTTCCACTGCCACCTCGCTCGGTGTCACCACCTTCTATGATGACAAGTCCGCCTACGAGTATGACGTGGAATCCTCGATGCTTACCTTCGAGGAAGCCAAGCACTTCTCCCAACTCCTCCTTTCTCGCTATGTCAACATCGTTGAGATAGGTGGTGCCCTGGCACCCATCACCATCACTGACATAAACAGTGAAATCTCCGATGCCGACAACGCCACGAACAGCATCAAGTTCAAGTACAAGTACAGTAGCCATCATTTCCCAATCACCATCGACTACGGCAACAACATCTTCGATGATCAATTCCACCGCACCTTCGACTAACACCAATCATTATGCAATCCATCCACATCACCACACTCCGCAAAATACTCTCCAGTCCCGAACCCATCGACATCCGTCTATGGACTCGCAGCGGTGAAATCCAGTCCTGGCACCGCTGCATTTCCCTCAAATATGACTTCTACAAAGGCACAAGACGAGTGAAGCTGCTGGACTCTAACGAAATCCGGCAGCTTCGCGATGTGTGTATATTTGAGGTGAATGGGATTGAGGTGTATATGTAGTGTGTCACAAAAAGTATCTTTTTTTGTGACAAACATTTGTGTTTGCATGGCTGATATTGTATATTTGGGGTCTTATAGAATATGTATCGGGCATTTTTTAGTTAAACATTGCTACTTTTCTAAGCCTTTTCTTTGTTTTGTCACAAAAAGTTGCTAATTTTGTGACAAAATTAAGGTTAGACATGGAAAGTATAGCTCATAAAATTGAAAACAGGATAAAGGGATTTGGTAGGGGAAAGATTTTCTTTGCCGATGACTTCCTTGATTTTGGCTCTTCTGATGCTATCCGACAGACTTTGCTTAGGCTTACAAAAAGCGGGGTAATTATTCGTGTGGCACAGGGCATTTACTGTTATCCCGAAATTGACGAAACTTTGGGATTGGGGGTGATTTATCCTACTGACATCCAAATTGCTGAAGCCTTGGCTGAACGCTCTCATTCCAAAATTGTCCCCACTGGCGACTATGCGCTGAATGTTCTTGGACTTTCTACACAGGTTCCGTTGAATAGTGTTTTCCTCACAAATGGAAAGTCGCGCAGAATATCAGTGTCAGGGAATAGATCTATCACATTTAAGAATACGGCTCCACGCAACTTGGCTTTTACGAACCGACTTGCCATGTTGGTTAATTCTGCTCTAAAGTCGATAAAGAACGTCAATGTTACTCCTAAACAGACGGATCATATTTACTACTTATTGAGACAGGAGAAGAAAGAAAATGTGCTTGTCGACTTGAAACTGATGCCTGTATGGATTAGAAAAATTGTACAAAACGCTTATGAATAAATTCTTTGAACTTTCGTTTGACGACCAACGACGTGTGCTTCAACAAGCATCTGCACGATGTGGGTTGCCTCCACAGGCTATAGAGAAGGACTTGTGGGTTTCTAATATTCTGCAAATCGTTTTCGACTTGCCTTTTGCCGATAAACTCATCTTCAAAGGTGGCACATCTTTGAGCAAGGTCTGGCATCTTATTGAGCGTTTCTCTGAAGACATTGATTTGGCTGTCGACCGCTCTTTGTTTGGGTTCGAGGGCGACTTGACGAAGAAGCAGATAAAGAAACTGCGCAAGGCTTCTTCTCTATTTGTCAAAGACACGTTTTGCCCGGCATTGCAGGAGGCTGTCGAGAAATATGGTTTGCAGGACTTTTGCAAAATCGAGTCTGAGCCAGACGGTGAGGGCGATAGCACATATCCAGAACCGAGAAAGATTTTCGTGAGGTATAAGAGTGCTTGGGCTGAGCCGTCTGAATACCTTTCGCCAATAGTGATGTTGGAGATTGGAGCAAGGTCTTTGCTGGAGCCAAACGAGCAAACACATATCAACAGTATGGTCGAGGGCGTGTTTCCTACCATACAGACAACAATTGTCGATAGCAAGGTGGCAACGGCTCTTGCAAGCAAGACTTTCCTTGAAAAGGTATTCCTCTTGCACGAGTTGTTTTCCGTAGAGGGACGTGGTGTCATTGCCGACCGCAAGTCAAGACATCTTTATGACCTCTCTCGTATGATGGACAAAGACTTTGCTTTGGCTGCCATAAAGGATGATGAACTGTGGGAATCCATTCGTCATCATCGCGAGATATTCACAAGCATTAGTGGTATGGACTACACACCAGACATCCGCCGTCGCATCGTTCTCGTTCCTCGTGAGGATATACGCAACGCATGGGAGGCTGACTATAAAAGTATGTGCTCTTCCATGATTTTCGGAGAGAAACCTTCTTTCATTGAACTCATTGAGAATATGAAAGTGCTTGAAGATAGATTCCACAGGTTTTGAAATGTGACAAGAAATGGAAAAAATGCAATGATTCATGCAATATATTCAAAATCTACCGTTTGTTAAGTAGTACAATTAAACGTAAAATGAAAAAGACTTTAAACCTTTTATTCCTGCTACTTGCAGTTTTCGCTATTTCAAGTTGCAGCAGCGATGATGACGAGAAAAAAGATTCCGTCAAGGAGATAACAATATATGTTTCTTCTGAAACGGGTGAAAGTTACGGATTTAACTCTATCCCAGAGGAATGTATGCTTGTAAAGTTTGATAATCCAAATGGCGAATGGGAACATCTTGGTCTATATCGTATCGAGGGTTTCACTTATGTAAAAGGGCATGAGTATGAATTGCGGGTAAAGATGACTACACTTGCCAATCCGCCCGCTGACGGCTATAGCCACAGATATTTGCTCGTCAAAATTGTTCAAGACAAACTCGTCAAAGAGACGGGAACTCCAACCGACAATAGTGTAAAGTCAGAAAGCGACATTGAGTATCAGGAGCTGTGCCCGTACAACAAATACGAGACAGAAGACAACTATATCGTAGATGGCGAAGGAAATATCTATAAAGGCAATGGAGGGCCAAAGCCTTCTTATGAACATAGCAGGATATACTTGGAAAATGTTCTGGATAAAGGCGATGACAACTGGGACAAATTCAATAGCATCCCATATCAGGCGTATCGCTCATACGTCATTTCTCCGCTGACAGACGATATAAGAATGGTGTATAATGAGGGCGGCGGCCCGTTGTTTAAGGATGTAATACCGGAAAGCGAATTTGAGTATATTACAAAAAAGATGAACTCAGGCGAGAAACTGCAGTATTATCTCATCTTGGCCAATGTATACAAAAAAGGACTCCAGAAATTGAAATTTACAATTACGAAACAATGAAACGTTGTTTGTACGAATAATGTGCCATAACAAATAAGTGATTATGAAAAAGCGTTTCCTCTTACCAATCGCTTTTCTGATGGTTACGACATTATCTGCCCAGCCATTGGCTCCAAGCAGTTGTGCTGATGTCTGCCAAAAGGATGCACTTATAACTGCCGCAAGGAGTGTCGCCAATACCTTTGGTCCTGCATACGTTCCGTTTTTCAAAGGTGCTGAAATATCTGAAATGCGGATTTTCCAAAAGGACGACTATGGTGACAATCATCGCAAAATAAGAAAACAGTTTGGAAAAGCGTATTATGAAGTGGTTTTTACTTATGACAGCACGGCTGTCAGATTTGCATTTGACTATGCTGCCAAGGTCAGGATATGGAAAGATACTGGCGAACCATTGGATGTGATTTTTGGCAATGGCATGGGAAGAAACTTTCTCTTTAAAAGTTTCAGAAAACAAACAAGACAAAACAAAAAGAGAAAGAAAGCAACGGCACATTCGATAGAGCAAGTTCCTTTGCAAACAGAGAAGACACCTGAAAACATTTGGAAGATAAAAATCGAATGAAACTGTTGGATTAAGACAAATATCTACAGTTTTCAATGCGAATCCCTACTTACTGCCAAGCCATCTTTTCACATTCATTATGGCTCTGTTCTGTTCGCCTCCAGTGTGGTCTTTCACAATCTTTCTGCTATCTTCTTGCACAGCTTCATAAAGAACCAACAGATGAAAATTTGATGGCTCAATAAGTTGTTCCATGATAAGTGGTATTATCTGTTTCCCCATGGATTTCAAATAGTGGAACTCGGGTAACTTTGAATACGAATATGTATTTGAGCTCAAGAGCATTTCACGATTATGGGTTATTGCGTAATTCCATTTGTAAAGCAAAAAGGAGAAACATGTTTTTATGCTATCAGGGGCTTGTGCAGCCAGTTCCTTGACTTTGTGCTTTTCCTCCGTTGTCAATGTTGGCGTGTCAAATTTAGTAGATGTAGCCATCTCGTTCATACTATGATCTAACAAGTTCGGACTCGTTATCAAAAACCATTGATTGCTTTCCCAATATTGATACTCTCCTTGTTTTTGTTCTTCGCCCTCAAAAGTTACCTTGGCTTCTCCATCAAGGAATGGAGTGGCATAAGAAAAAACAGGTGGTATTACGATAACGCCACAAGTGTCGGCAAACCCCACTTTGCCATTTTTCCCAATAATTCTAAACAAGCCATCACTAACGCAGTCTGGACCATTGTCTATCTTATATACCTCAAACAACTCCTTTCCATGGTTGTCTATACCGATGATTTTACCTTTTCTATTACCTACAAAACCGATGGACGTGATAGTGTCTGTAAACGCTATTGTGTATTTCTTGCTCTTCACTATTGTTTTCCCATCAGAGTTTTTGTAACAGATGTGTTTATCATTATCGCATTTATAAATAGATTGTGCGTCTACTCTCTGAAAGTGTATCAGAAATAGAAGAATGAGGGTTGTAAAAAGAGCGATTGAGAGAATAGGTGATATTATCTTTTTCATTTTGTCTAAAATTATTAGTTAATCATATATTACACCCAGATGGTTTAATGGAATAACGTTATTATAGAACTTTTCGTATAAACCACGATTGATTTTCACGCATTAAAGATTAGCCTTTTAATATAAAAGCATATAATTCCTAAGAAATTAAGAATTAGCCTTGTCTTTTCCCCACCTCCCAATCGCTCATATCTTTGCCCTAAAAAAGCAAGATATGAGCGATTTTTCATTTATTCCCCCAACATCCGTTGTCACCATCCCCGGCGCCCACGCCTCCGCAGCCTTCCTCCCTAAGACCAGTGAAGTCTTCAAGGAGGAGCACAACATCGCACCAATCATCATCAACGACAAGATGAAGTACATCCCGTGGGGAGGTGACAATCAGATGCCGTACAACATCATTGACCTCATCGAGTCTGACGAGACGATGAGCACTTGCCAGATGTTCAATGCCGAAGTCTGCTATGGCAGCGGACTTGTCTATGACACAGAGCTTGCCACCGCACAAGTAAAGTCACAAGTTGATGACTTCATGCTGGACAACGACCTCGCAAGTTACTTCCTCGGTGTGTGCCAGGACTTCAAGCACTTCGGCTTTTGCGTCAGCGTGATTATCCTCAATGAGGATGCCAGTCGCATTGTCCGAATCGTCCGCAAACAGGCGTGTTACGTCCGCTTTGCTCCTGCCGACAAGTCAGGCGTGATACCTTACATCCTCTATGCCAACTGGCGTAATACGGTCAGTCCGGAGGACATCGAGCGCATTGAACTTCTCAATCCGCAGTCGCCATTCTCTGATCTTCAGAACAGAGGGAAGAAAATCAAGAAGTTCGCTGTTGTCAGCCGTATTCCTACACCCGACAACACGTATTATCCAATACCGTACTACGCAGCTCTTTTCAAAGGCAAATGGTTCAACATCAAGCAGCTCATCGGCATTGCTAAGGAAGCAAAGCTCCGAAACTCGGCTCCCATAAAGTACCACATCGAGATTGCCAACTCGTTTTGGAACAATATCTTCAAGGTCGAGGGCATAACTGACCGTGTCAAGCAACAGGAGCGTGTCAACGAGGAGAAGGACAACATCATCAACTTCCTTACAGGCATGGAGAATAGTGGCAAGGTGCTCTTCTCCACATTCTATGTTTCACCTAACGGCGAGGAGCAGCATGACGTGGTAATCAACAAGATCGAGACGGACAAGGAGGGTGGCGACTGGGCTACGGACATCGTCGAAGCCATCAACATGATGTGCTTCACCATGCGTGTACATTCTAACCTCGTTGGCTCGGTGCCAGGCAAGTCGCAGACTAACAACTCGGGAAGCGACAAACGCGAGCTTTACACCATCGCACAGGCTCTGCAAAAGCCTTACCACGACCTTCTCTTTTCCGTTCACCGGCTGATCATCCGCTTCAACAAGTGGACAGCGGTCAAGCCTGACTGCCCATTCATCCAGCTCACTACGCTCGATGAGAATAAGGACGCAAAGCAAGTTTCATTCAATAAATCCAAAGACAATGGCAATGCTGATAAATGACAACGATACCCTAAAGAAGTACGTCCCCAACACGCTAAAAGCGGTTGCTGGTGAGCTATCTCTTTTCGACAAAATACAGTATCACCTCTTACAGGCGGAGCAATGGCTTACCGACACTTTCGTTTCGTCCGACACAATGAGTCGCATCCGCACATACTCTGACAGCACACTGCTCCTGCACTACTGCCGTATCATCACGGCTGCAGAGGCGATGCGCCACGCCGTGCCACAGCTCGACCTCATCCTTACGCCTAACGGCTTCGGCATTGTCAGCAACCAAAATATTGCACCAGCAAGCAAGGATCGTATCGAAAGACTACTTCTGTCTCTCGAAAAGCAGCGCGACGATGCACTTGCCGTTATCCTCACCATGCTTCCGGACGCTCACCATTGGACTGCTTCGGAGCAGTTCAATTACTTCGCTGCCACGATGTTCCCTACACTTGACATCGTGCACCAACTGGGCTTCGCTGACCATATCTGGCTGAGATACCAGGACACTCGTGCCAAGTTGCTCACTATTGAGCACCGCCTCGAAACGGAGTTCTTCAGTCCGGAACTCATGGATATGCTTCGCACGGCCAACGCTCTCAACAAGTGGGATATGACTCTCGACACCGCTCAATACAAGCGGATGTATCAGCGCATCTCTGCCATCGAGTTCTCTATCCTCCGTATCGGTGAATACCCGATACCAAGCATCATCGACATCGTGAACAGCATACGTTTAGCCAAGGGCAACGTATTCGCTGAATGGAAACAGTCTGACACCGCCAAACTCTTTGAAGATCATGGTTATAAAAATAAAAAGCAATCAAGTGGGTATTTCTTCTGAAAAAGTTGTATCTTTGCGAAATGATGACAGGACAAAGAAATAAACGCTTAAAGTATATCGTGGTTACACTTAGTCTTTTGTGTTACCTAACGGCATGTGTGTTGTCACCATACAATTATTATGAGAATACAGAAGATGCTCCTTATGATTATGGAGGCGGATTGTTTTGTCTGCTATTTGGTTGGGCAGGAATGTTATTCCATGAAGGGTTCTTGAAAATATATTTCTTGGCGTGGTATTCCAATATCACATATCTTGTCGCTATTATTTGCTTCATTAAAAACAAGTGCAAGAAGTCTCTTATTTGGAGTGTGGCTACACTTGTGTTGGCTTTAATATTTGCATTTTGCCCTGAAATTATAACTGACGAAGCTGGGCATACGCACAGTATAACAATGGCGGAAGGTTACTATCTTTGGATTGCAAGTTTCTTTGTATTGTTTATTGGTGTAATAATATATCATAAGTCAGATGATTGAAAAAGAGTTCGTTCTTATATACGAAAAACGCCACAACTCCGTTTAAGTAGTGTAACGTGATTGAAAATCATACAATTAGCGGCTATGTTCTACAAACAAATTACAGATAAAGAATCTCTTACAATACGCAACGACATTTTTATAAAGGATGTTGTTCCAATCCTTGCTAAAAAGGGTTTTATTAAATCACCATTCTATACATCTTGTTTTGGCAGGACTGGCAACAATGGTATTTATATTTATGATATGTGTCGTTTACGCCAATGCAATCTTTTGGAATTTGTTACGACCAAAATAAGCAGTCGTGATAGATACATAAAAATCTATGTTAATACATTCGCGTTACATCCCAAAATAAAAGAAAAATATTCACTGAGTGAGATCGATGTCACTAAATATAATATATATCCCAATAAAGGAAGAGAAATGTGGATTGATGTTGATTTTATTGTTGGACCTCCTCTGTTTTCTATTGATTTCTGGTTTAATTGCTTGAAATTGAAAAATTCTTATACTACGAGAGGGCGTATAAAGCAAATAGAAAAACTAAAAAAAATGACGATTGCCAAGGTTGATAAAATAGAAACATATTTCGATAAATTGTATGCAAAATACCATTATGACGATATTTGTCATTCATAACCCCTTATCTTTTCCCCAACCCAAATGCTTCCGTACTTTCGCAGTATGGAAGCATTTTTTGATTTATCCCTCCCCAAGTCGTGGGCGGACTTGTCTGACCCGCAACTCCTCTTTTTCTTCCGCCAACTTGCCACCGACAAGCCCATGGCGGAAATCCAAACACTATGCCTGTGTCATTGGGCAAACATTCTCGTGCGTTGCCGTTTGTACGGCAGCGTTTACCTCATCCAACACGACAAGCAGCAAGCCACGCTGACCTTGCGCCAGTTCGTCTGTGCCATCATCGCCCTTGACTTCCTTAAATCATTCCTACATACGCCTCTACCAACGCATCTCTGCCATTGAGTTCTCTATCCTCCGCATCGGTGAATATCCGATACCAAGCATCATCGACATAGTGAACAGCATACGTTTAGCCAAGGGCAACGTATTCGCTGAATGGAAAAACTCAGACACCGCCAAACTCTTTGAAGACCATGGATATAAAAATAAAAAGGAGTGTGGAGGGTATTTCTTCTGAAAAAGTTGTATTTTTGTGGCAGTTCTACAATGATTAAGTAAAATCGCAAAAAAGATTATGATTAAGTATTTCTATTTCATATTGCTGTCTCTTCTTGTCAGTTGTTCTTCAACAGGCATTAAACTGGTTGATGAATACTATATATATCCTCCAGACGAATACTATAATTCATATTACTTGAAATGCAAATTATCAAGCGATAATGACCCAATAATAGATAGCGTGCATATAGTTTATTGGAATGATTCAACCATAATAATTGAACGAAAAGCGAAACATGATAATTGGATTATTAATGCTTTCGATAATAATTTAAAATGTTGCAATAACGATACCGTAGTTGGACCCGTTTCTACATCATATATAAAGGTATTTATGGAAAATAAAAAGTTCAAAAAACTTGTTTTTGAATAGCGTATTAAAATAAGGAGGAGAGCAGTGGATATTCATCCTGAAAAAGTTGCATTTTTCATGTAATATTCAAAGAGGTTGTGCGTTTTATAATTAAAACCATTAAATATATAACAAATGAAAGAGAGACTATTTGCAACCATGTTGCTTTTTACTTGCATCTTGTCTTTAGCTTCATGCAGCAAAGACGATGGTGATTGGGATGCCATGAAATGGGAAAAGAACAATTATGAAGTAGCGCTAACACCAAGTTTTGGCAAGGCTATTGGCGTGCCAAAGTCTGGCGGTACATATACTTTCAAATGCAAGAATTACAAGAATTTTTGGATTGAATACGTTAATGAGTCGGTGGGTGATAAAACTAAAACCATTATAAACGTTCCTGCGTATGATGACAAACTTTATTCCGAAGTTAAAGGCGACTTTACATCTTCAAAGGTGGAAGGAAATACGCTCACTGTTACATTTGCTCCCAACGAAACACAGAATGGACGTTATGTTCGTGTAGCCGTTTCTGCAGGTGATATTTTTGACAAAATCATGTTTGTGCAGAAACCAGAATAAACAATTTGTCTTTTCCCCAACCCAAATGCTTCCGTACTTTCGCAGTATGGAAGCATTTTCACACTTTGATTTTTCATTATATAACGAGATTGATTCTTCTAAAAAAACGACCTCAAACATTTGCTCGTTAAGAAAAAAGTGTTATCTTTGGCGCATTAAAAACCATAAAATCATTCACTTATGAAGAAACTATTTTTCATCATCTTCCTCATGGCTTTCTCGTTTGCGATAACGGCAAACGCCAAGAAACCCAAAGTCGTATGGCCTAAGGCTGTGCTGACTCTTAAAGACGGTACTGTGCTCAACGGCTATCTGCGCACAGACATTCATTTTATGCAAAAATATGTTCTTTTCAGCGAGACCGAAGAAGGAAAAGATGTGAAGTATAAAAATGAGACCATTAAATCCCTTGTTGTAAAAAATTGTTTTGGTGATGGTAAAGAAGCTACATTCATTCCCATAAAGTTGTATTGGAGTGACCAGAAAAAAATAGCTCCTAAACCAATATTGGCTATTCAAAATTACCAAGGAAAGCATGTCAAGGGATATATGTACCCTACGTTCTTTGATGACACTCGTACAAGTATTAATGCAGGTGTAATGCAGAATACATCAATGTATTCGGGAGAATGGTGGTATCTTTATAACGTTGATTCTGACAATACTCTAAACGTATCGTTTTGGGATTATTCGTATAGCCGAAAGCCAAAATCTCTAAAATCTCGCTTAAAAGACATGAAAAAAGATTTCAAAAAATATCCACAGGTTTATGAAACAGTTGAAAAGCAAGGTTTAACTGCTGAACAGATTAGCGAGAACCCTACCATTCTTCTTGAAATTCTTGACAAGAGCCTGCAATAACTTGTGTCTTTTCACCATACAAGTGCTAACTTTGACGCATTAAAAACCATAAAATCATTCACTTATGAAGAAACTATTTTTCATCATCTTCCTCATGGCTTTCTCGTTTGCGATAACGGCAAACGCCAAGAAGCCGAAAGTCGTATGGCCAAAGGCTGTGCTGACTCTTAAAGACGGTACTGTACTCAACGGCTATTTGCAGAACGACATCCACTTCATGAAAAAATACATCTATTTCAGTGAAACACAAAATGGTAAGGATGTAAAATACAAAATCGTAGACATTAAATCCCTTGAGGTGGATAATGCTCTCCAGGATGGCAAGAAACGCACTTTCATCCTTATAGATGAAGACCCTACATTCCAATATTTGGCAACTGTCATTTACAAGGGTAAACATGTTACGGGCTATATGAAGCCGTTTGCTTTTGAAAGTTCCACCCACAGCAGGTCGTTTACTGGTATATGGACAAATAATACCGTTTACTTGGGCTGTAGATCATACGACTATAAGGTTGATGGCGGAAAGCTTGTTTACTATTGGATGTTATTTGAGGATAAAAAAATTAATTCCAAAAGAGAAAAATATTCTCAAAAGAAACTGTTGAAAAAGATAAAAAATAAATTCAAGGACTATCCTGCCGTCGCTGAAGAAGTGGAAAAGAGAGGACTCACTGCTGAGCAAATCCACGAGGACCCTACCATTCTTCTTGAAATCCTTGACAAGAGTCTGCAATAATCTTTTGTCTTTTCCCCCATACAAATGCTTCCGTACTTTCGCAGTATGGAAGCATTTTTCAATTTATCCCTACCCAAAGATTGGCAGTCATTATCTGACAGCCAACTCCAGTATTTCTTCACGCAGCTCTCGCATGATCTGCCAATGGAAGAAATACTCACTCTCTGTCTGTTCAAATGGGCAGACCTAAGAGTGTTATGCAAGACGCATGACGGCAGCTATCTCGTGAAGCGTAGACACAAGCAAAAGCAGGAGGCTACGCTCACTATCAGACAAGTACAAGTAGCCACGGCTTCATTGGACTTCTTACGACAATTTGCTCCGTTGCCGGTTCGCATCACAAAAATCGGAAGAGCCACTGCCATCGAAGCCGACTTTCAGGGCGTGCCGTTCTCGACGTTCATCTCTGCCGACAACTACTATCAGGGCTTTCTCCACACCAAGAACGAGGCCTTATTGAAAGACCTCGCCACGCTTCTGTATCCAAAGATCAAGTCGCGCCACCTCACAACACCGCTTTTGCTCAACGCCTTCTATTGGTTCTCATCGCTGAAGCATTACTTCGCCCGACTATTTCCACACTTCTTGCAGCCGATGTCCAGTTCTTCTGAAGACCTACTTGGCTACGCACCGCCCATTGGCGAGGTGCTACGGACTGCCATGAACGCACAGATCCGTGCGCTCACTGGTGGAGACATCACCAAAGAGGAAGCAGTGCTCTCGATGGACACATGGCGAGCACTCACAGAACTCGATGCTAAGGCTAAAGAAGTTGAAGACATCAAACGACAAACGAAATGACAGACAAGAACATCAATTGGGATGCCACAGCCTTCTTCACATCCCTCACAGAAACAAACAAGTTCGCTCAAACCCATGACTTTGTCTTCGCAAAGGTCAGCGGACTCGACGGCTTCGAGGAAGCCTTGCAGCAGCTGCAATCCGCCACGGCTATCATCGCTGTCAGCGACATCAGTCAGGGTTATATCGAGGTGAACAACAGTCCGCACACTCGAAGAGTGAAGACGGTCTTCCTCGCCATGCGCCACGCCATTGATGATATGGCTGCACGCCAGCTGTGCATGGACACCATGCGCGAGCTGTTCCGCCAGTTTATGAGCAAGCTAATCCTTGAAAAGACGAAGCAGGAGCAGCATAATATCTATCTCGACTCTCGCATCTCCTTTCAGGAAATCGACCAATACTTCTTCTCTGGCTGTGCCTGTGCTTTCTTTCAAATCGCCGTTGACACTTATACCGATTTACGTTATGACCCATCTGAATGGCAATGATCCACAACTGCAAGAACGTGAGAAGTTCGTTCTTGCCTTCAACGACACGATGCTCAAAATATGGCGTGAGCAAATGACACTCCTCAGTGTAATCGACACCGGACGTTTGCTACACAGCCCCAAGTCCCTCCCTGTCCGTGCGGATGGTCGTTTCATTGAGTTAGGACTAAGCCAGTCCTTCCTCGAATATGGCCTTTGGCAGAACTTCGGTACGGGCAAGGAGATTCCTCGTGGAAACAAGGGAGACATCGGACGTGAACGCAAGCGCAAAAAGAAACCCTGGTTCAGCCGTAAGTACTACGCTTCCGTCATGAACCTCCGTGACTTCCTCTCCGACAACATCGCTCACGAGTTCGTCGGTGTCGTCGCCCAGGCTCTTGACAACAAGTATGTGCGCTATAATCACTAACAATGTCTTTTCTCCATCTAAAAGTCAGCCATACCTTTGCTAAAAACAAGCAAAAGTATGGCTGACATTTCATCTATCACATCTCTCATTACCTCATTTCGCAGCGAGACGCGCGAAGAGGCTATAACGCCCGAAGTTCTGGGCGCACTGTTGCAGAAAATCGCTGACCTTTTGGGCAAAGCTGCTCTGCAGACGGACGTGAGTCGCCTTGATAATTGGCGCTCGGATCTTGCACGCATCGGCTATGTGCTGACATCGCTCACCATCGGTTCGGACGATCGCAACAACGTGTACTTCACGTTGGGAAAGGCGAACCTCTCTACTGGAATCAATCAAATTGCAAACAATTCCATTCTCATCCGCCAAGCCACTACCGAGCGTGCCGGTGTCATGCGTGCGCAGCAGGTGCAGGACTTGAACAAATGCAAGTCCGAGCTGTCTTCATGCATCGCTTCTATGAATAAGGTGCAGGAGGCTCTTGTGAATTTTCAAAAGGCTACTCAGAGTCTGAGCCTGCGCATTTCAAAGAACAACATTGAAATCGGAAACAACGCTGAAAGCATACAAATTCTTCAATCTGACCTCAAATCAGTTGCGTCGCAGATAAAATCGTTGCAAACTGACATTCAGAAGTTTGCCACGATGAAACAGGCTACGCAGATGCACATTGAATGTATCATCACTGACAGTACTCTTGTGATACAGGATGCCTACCGTTATATCCGGCAAGGGCTTACACCGGTCATTTTCCGACACTCGGTGCGTACAAGTCGCAAGCAGGAGGATGAAAACGGTGTGCGTGAGTATCTTCCACGGCGACGTGGCTGGAACCGCTTTTATGACGACCGAAAGATTAGTGTGAATAATGGCGACGAGATTTCTTTCCGTCTGGATAAGGAGGGCGACCCGAACAGAGGAAAGTTTTTTACTGAGCCTGGTGTGTTGTTCAGCGACTGCCGTGCCATCATCGACCCAAATACGCAAAGGCTTTCAGAAGTACGCGTTTACTTTGGCAAACGCTCCTATAACATTCTCGGTATCAACCGCCATTTCCGCTTCGCCATCGGATTTTACAAGAAGTCTAAAGATTACGGTCCGTTCCAGTTCGGTGAACTCCGAACTAACCTCGCTGAGTTCAGGGTAATTGCAAGAGCTGATAGAGTTGATGGTAGCAACAATTATAACGTCACCTTCAATTTCAGTATGTAAACGAAATGAGCCATGGTTTCTCCGCAAGGAGTCCACCACAGCTCGGATGCAAAATGGTGTTCGCGACACCACGCTGCCAAAGAGCAATGGTCCAATCGACCACAACTCAATACAAAGATAACCTCATCATATTAACTCTCAAAAGACAATTCATTATGACAAAAGAAACTAAGGAAAACGTGCAGATTGTATCTGCCATAGCTATGCTCATCGGAGGATTTCTCCTCGCTGTCGCAGGATTCATCGTACCGCCCACCGGACAAATCCACGAGTCTGTCCTGGGTGTATTCGCAGAGTGTCTTATCTACGCCGGGTCTATCTTCGGCGTCACTATCTACATACAGACTAAGTATGCAGAACTACGCTCGTACCTCGACGACAAGCTGAAGCGGAAGGAGGAGAAGGATGCGCAAGATTGACCTCATCATCGTCCATTGCTCTGCCACGCCTGAAGGCAAGGACTTCACCACGGCAGATATCAACCGCTGGCACCGGCAGCGAGGCTTTGCTTCCATCGGATATCACTTCGTCATCTACCGCGACGGCTCTGTGCATCATGGCAGACCGCTCGCACAAGTGGGAGCGCACTGCCAAGGGCACAACGCCCATTCCATAGGCATCTGCTATATCGGTGGTTTGACCGCCGACGGCAAACACCCTAAGGACTCTCGCACTGAAGAGCAAAAGTCCGCATTGGTGGCACTTCTTCGCAAGCTCCGGGTGCAGTTCCCCAATGCCAAAATCCGAGGACATCGCGACTTCGCTGCCAAAGCGTGCCCATCATTCGATGCCACTGCTGAGTATGCCAACATCTAAACCCAACGATATGAAACATATCCTAATCCTTATTCTTTGTGCATTTGTACTGGCGTGCAAGAGCACAAAGACAGCATCATCATCCAATGAAAGTGAGCGAAACGCCGTTTCGCAAGCTCAATGGCGATCCGCTCAGAATCTTTCATTCAGTTCCCTACAGAGGCTTACCGCCCTTTCATTCGATAGCTGCGTCTTCACATTCGGGGGTGTCGACACGTCGGCAACCCCTCAATGTTCCGACCTAAGCTATCCATCGGGCAAGCCCCTGTCCAATGACAAGGCAAAGCCTCCATCTTACCACGGCAAGCCTTCAGCTATAAGTCACGGCAAGCCGTCCTCTCTCAGGCTCTACGGACTTCACCTTTCCCAAGAGGAAAAGGAGGAGTCCGCAGCTGCACAGCAGGTGGAAGACAGCATCGCAATAGCGAAGCAGTCTTCATCCGACAAGTCGCAGGAAATCATCAAGTCAAGGTCTTCAGTTCCCTTCACGGCAAAGCTCGCTATTGCCGTCCTGATGATGATAACGGCAGTAGCCGTCATTTTCTTTATCCGTCGCTATCTCGCCGGCAGACGACGACACTTCGGTCACAGGCTCCCGAATTCATTGCCTGGCAGCTCCGGCGGTGCATTGTTCGGTGGCGAGGACAAGCCATTGCATGGCTAAGTGAAATTGTGGGGTGTTCCATTGCGTTCCGTCGCTTTGGGCTTCTGTTGCAAAATAAGTATGCCACTTCCCTGATCCGTACCATGTCTCTTTTTCTCGGATGTGAGGAGGACAAATCGCCTGAAGTCGAATAGTCCTCCATACATTCGAGAAAAGTGCAAGCACACGAGTCACGGTACGGGGTAAGCAACATACACATTTCTCCACGGCAGCCCAAAGCCTCTCCACTTCATTACACGCCCCACAATTTCACGGCTACGCCAGTCCTCGCCACCGAACAATGCACCACCTACGCACATGATTGACGCATCACCCAGCCAAGCAACGCTTGCAGCGAGCTTGTCTGACCTCCTCGTCAATCATCAACACGCAAGCGTCATCCGTCTTCCACGTCATTTCATTCCGTCATTCTTCTCCACATCTGCGATGTCATTCTGTTTTTTAGCACATCAAAGATGTCTATCTATCATCATCAAAGGTGAATAGTGTTGCACACCCTTCACCTTTCTTAATAGGTACGGACACACGCTCCATTGCATTGCGCATAAGTCCGTGCAGCTTCGCTCTATTGTTTATCATTTCGCTGCGCTCAATCTTCTCTTCTTCAGCCGAAAGGCAGTGGCTCTCCACTCCCGTGTCCGTCCGTTATGCGCCACATCCTTTCGTCCACTGTTGCGAAAGGATATTGCGCTACATTCCATTACGTTATCATTCCGGAGTTTCTCTATGACTCTGCGAGCCATGGAGAAGTCCTACATTACCACTTCATTACATTCCACTTCATACCCATTCGCTTCGGGTAAGGCAGTGCCTTCTGCTTCCTATAAGGCTGCGCCTTCATGGTTTGGTAAAGCTATGATTTCTATTGTCTGTCAATGCGAGAAAGCCGTCTGACTAATGGCAATCAAGATTGCTATAAGTCTGACAGCACTCTCGCTTATTCAAATAGGTATGGCAGAGGTATGGGATAGAAAAGGTAGTGCGCCTAATGTCGGGCAAGACCGACAGGCGCATTACCTTTTTATCCCTCACCACTGCCGCATTACCGCCCGATGGGTCGGGCGTGGCGTGGTGGCTCGCTTGGTGTGGTGGGCGGTGGTTCAGTAGCACGAAAGAGCGCAGTATGAAGCCGAAACCTTCGCTTTTTCTCGCATATATTGCAACATCCGCAAGCCATTGATGCCCATCCGATACCCAATAGCCTTTCGTGGTACGGCAAGACCCTCGGTTTGCTCGGCTTGGAGGCTTAAAGTGCCGAAAATAGAGCGTTTGACGCATCCGAAACCCGATGCTTTGCCGAAACCTTTTGTTTGTTTCAGCCTTATTTGCTCAAGCCGAAACCCTATATCGTGCCGAAAACTCGGTGTTCTTCCGAAACCTTTTGCTTGTTTCTGCCTTATTTGTTCAAGTCGAAACCCTCGTTTTTCGTGGAACTTGGAGGGTTTGTGCATCAGCGTGAAACCTCGGCTCGCTTTCGTCATCAGCGAAACTTGCAAGCCTTTTTCGTCACTTTCTGCCTTTTCGCCTTTTGGCGCAACTAAGGCGGTTTTGCGAGTGTGAGAAACTAAATATTAACATTTGTTTACATATTCCGCAAAGGTCGGGCGGTCGTAGCCGTCAGCAAGGACAGGGCGGTCGGGGGGTCTTTATCAATACGGGTTAAGGGAAAATCCCTTAACAATCCCTTAACGGCTTGATACACAAGCCTTTCATTTTTCTATCGCTTAAATTTCGTCGGTTTTTGTCGGCGCCAGCGTGCCTAAATCGGGCGAAACTGCCTTATTTCTCGTCTTTTGAGTGGTGTTTGAACGGTGTTATTTTTGCGTATCATTAAACCAATAAAATTGAAAGACGTATGTCGAATATAAACACCAATGCGACCGTTACGCTCACTGTAAACGGAAAACAGGCGGAAGATATGCTCCTGAAACTGAAATCTCAGGCTGCAAACCTCGAAAAAGCCATTGAGAAAGCGGCAGCAGCAGGAAACAAACAGCAGCTCATGAAGCTAAAGCGTGAACTGAAGGAAACCAATCGCCAAATCTCGCAGATTGAAAATGCTGCAAAAGGGGTCGAGCATGTTCTGCAACGACTCGATGAAACTTCTCCTAAGGAACTGAACCGCACGTTGGTACAGCTGAAACGTAACCTTAATGGGCTTGAACGTGGAAGCGAAGAGTGGAACAGACAATGTGAGGCGATAAAGCGTGTTAAGGCGGAGATTGCCAAAGTGAACTCGCAGTTGCGAGAGAATGAGAGTCTGTGGGAACGGATGAACCGAAAGTTGAACGACTGGCAGACAGCTCTTGCCGGCATCGCTGCTGCCATCACAGGTATCATCATGGCAGGACGCTCGGCGGTGAACGCTTTTGCGGAGATGGACCAGGAGATGGCGAATGTGCGCAAATTTACGGGTATGAACGCTTTGGAGGTGGAGCAGCTGAATGAGGAGTTCCAGAAGATTGACACCAGAACGGGGCGTGAGGAATTGAATAAGTTGGCGCAGGAGGCGGGTCGATTGGGCAAAACTTCGCAGGAGGATGTCTTGGGATTCGTGAAAGCTGCCGACCAAATCAATGTGGCTTTGGACGACCTCGGTGATGGGGCTACTCTGACTCTTTCAAAATTGACAAACATCTTCGGTGACGAGGAACGCCTCGGCACGGAGAAGGCTCTGCTTGCCGTGGGTTCCGTTATTAATGAGTTGTCGCAGAACTGCACGGCTTCTGCTCCTTATCTCGCAAACTTCACACAGCGCATGGCTGGCGTGGGTGCCCAGGCGAAGATGACTATCCCGGAAATCATGGGCTTCGCTGCGGTGCTGGATAGTCAGGGACAGGCGGTGGAGATGTCGGCAACTGCTGTTTCAAAAGTCATTATGGATATGTTCAAGGAGAACGACAAGATAATAAAGGCTACGGGACTTAATGCTAAGGAGTTCAACGAAACGCTGAAGAAGAGCACTAACGAGGGACTTCTTATGTTGCTGGATCGTCTTCACGAACTCGGCAACATCGACGTACTGGCACCAGTCTTCAAGGATATGGGCGAGAACGGTGCTCGAGCTGCGCAGGTGATTTCAGCTCTTGCTGGCAACCTCGATATGGTGCGTTGGGAGCAGGAGGAAGCTACTAAGGCGTTTGCGGAGGGTACGTCTGTCACAAATGAGTTCAATGTGCAGAACACGACGGTGCAAGCAGGACTTGACAAGGCTCGCAAGGGCGTGACGGAGATGGCGGTGGCACTCGGTGAGCAGCTGCAGCCGATAATGAAGCATGTCATATCTTCCACCACGTTGTTGTTGAAGTTCATGTCTACTTCTATTACGTTAATCAAGGAGAACGCTTTTACTTTGGCTTCGCTGACAGCTGCTTTCATCGCCTATAAGATTGCGGTGAACGCTTCAAACATTGCCTTCAAGGCGCATTATGCGTGGCTTGTTATTTCCAAGGCTGCGACTACGGCATACAAGACTACGGTCGCCACATTGCACGCTGCACACCTTTTGTTGCAGATGGGTCTCGCCAAATTGCAGGGCAACTGGGTACGTCAGTCATGGCTGATGTCGGACCTCAAAAAGCAGGGTGCCCTTCTCGCATCGGGCTATGGTGCGATAGCTGCCGGAGCCATTGCTCTCGGTGCGGTTCTGTATAAGTTATACAAGAAGATGACGGAGGTGTCGCAAGCAGAAAAGGATTTGCAGGAGATACGCAAGCGTGGGCAAGAGGGCATCATCGACGAGAAGAACAAGATTGATGCGCTTATTGCTGTGGCTCGCGATGAAACGCAGTCGCTGAAGGACAGACACACGGCGATTGATGCGCTCAACAAGATTATCCCGAACTATAATGCCCAGTTGGATGATACCACGGGCAAGTATAAGGAGAATAAGAAGGCTCTTGATGATTACTTGAAGTCGTTGACTCGCAAGTATGAGATTGAGGGTGCCAAGGATAAGTTGCGTGATATCGGAAAGCAGCGTGTCGACCTTAATCTGGAAAAGCAGAGGCAGGAGCGTGTCGTTGCCATGGATGAGATGGAGGCAAGGACGGAAACGGTTATGCCTGGTCAGGAGGGAAAGGTGGTGCAGTTGGGTGTCAACTCGTTGCGTGCCTCGAACAGACGTGCACTTGCCAAGACGAAGGAGGACCTGGCGGAACTCGACCAGCGTGAGGCGAACATCTTAGGCATATATGGTGAAGACATCAAGAAGGATGCACTCAATGACACGAAGAAAGAACAGAAGCAGGAACAGCAGACGCAGAACCCTCCATACACGCCTCCTAAGACGGACAAGAAGACGAAGACAGAGGATGAGCTGAAACCGCAGAAGGAATGGAAGACCAGGGAGCAGGCTCTCAACCGCATTGCGTATGCCAAAGGTGAGAAGGACTTCGAGGAGTACACGAATCGCATGACGGAGATTGATATGGAGTACAATCAGAAGGTTATGGCTAATGGCAAAGCTACGAGTGAACAGAAGTTGGAAGCGGAAGCAGCGTACTATGAGGCGAAGAAAAAACTCGCTGATGACAAGAACACGCAATCGGCTAAGCAGGAGAACGACTACTATAATGAACTTGTTGCTACGGAGAAACAGCGGTACATTGATGGAAAGGTAGACCAAAAGACGTTTGATGATGCGCTCGAACTCATGGAGTTGGAGCATCTGCGCCGTTTGACGAAGGTCTACACGGACGGATCTAAGGAGCAACTGCAAGCGCAGAAGAATTATCAGAATAAGCTCGTTGAAAACCAAAAGCGCAATCAGAAGATCGTCGAGGACAACGAGAAGAAGCACCAGAAGGAGCTTGCCAAAATAAAAGAGGACTACTTCGGGGATAACAAGGCGGAGAAGAAGGAGAAGTATGATAAGGACTCTTCCGCTTTGGATGAAGTATATGCCCAAGAGATAAAAGCTGCTGGCGACGATGCAAAAGAGAAGTTGCGCATCGAGGAAGCGTATCAAAAGGCAAAGGTGGCACTGGCGAAGAAGTACGGCCAGGAGTATAACGACACGAGCAAGAACTTCCTCGAAAATATGACGGAGGACATCACGGAGTGGCTGAACTCGGACCTCGGACAGGCGGTGCAGGGTTCTTTTGACACGCTGACATCGGGCATGTCTTCAATATTTTCGGGCATGACTTCGCTCATTCAGGCGGAACTGGAGATACAGACTGCTGCCATCGAGAAGCGGTATGACAAGGAGATATCGCAAGCGGAGGGCAACAACTACAAGGTGAAGAAGCTCGAGGAGCAGAAGCAGAAGGAGCTGGCAAAGAAAAAGAACGAGGCAAACAAAAAGATGTTTGCAATGCAGGTCATTCAAGCGGTGGCGCAGACGGCACAGAACGCCATCTCGGCGTATGGCTCGGCAGCGGCAATTCCGCTTGTGGGTTATATCCTGGCACCAGTGGCTGCTGCAATGGCGGTGGCTGCAGGAGCTATTCAGATTGCTGCAATCAAAAAGCAGCAGCAAGCGAGTGAAAGCCAGGGCTATGCAAAGGGTGGCTTCACTCCGAAAGGTTCCAAGTTCCAAGAGGTGGGCGTGGTTCATGCCGGGGAATGGGTGGCATCGCAGGAGATGCTTGCCAACCCAGTTGCGCGTCCCATCATCAACGCCCTGGACTATGCGCAGCGGACTAACACCATCGGATCCTTACGAGCCGATGATGTGAGTCGGACTATTGCGCCAGTAGCATATAGCACGCCACAACAGCAACAGCCTATCATCGTGCAGCAGCAGCCGGACGGACTGGCTACGGCTGCAATCGTGCAGAACACAAAGGCTATGCAGAGTTATGCTGATACGATGAAGCAGTTGGAGAAGCGATTGAGCGAGCCTTTCGTCACGGTGAACACGGTCACGGGTGACACTGGCATCAAGCAAGCGCAGGACGAGTATGACACACTAATCCGTAACAAGACACCAAAGAGTAGGAGAAAGTGAGTAACCTCTGGTTAATGGTGAGCCTCGCCAATTGTCATTACATACATAGCAATAAATAAGAATATTAGGAGCAAAATCCATGTGGCAAGCGATATATATGATAAAGTGGCAAGTGTTCGTCTTGCAGACTTACCTTTCACATATCTACTTAAAATATACAGTACGACACTACTTGCAATAAGAAATATGAGCAAGTGTGGAAAATCGAAATTCCAATAGTCAATAAAGACAAGACTTGCAACAAAAAGTGTCAAACTTGCGAATATTATAATTAGTGTATGTTTCATTTTGCAAAAGTAATAAAAATGGAAATAATAATCAATGGCAAACAAGCTTTTTTGAAGAAGAACACTTCGTTTGACTTCATCTTCGAGAACCGTCTGTTTACGGGTAGTGACAGCTACACCTTGACAATTACGTTTCCACTAAAGGGATGCGCCCGAAATATAGCCATCTTCGGGCACATCCACAGAGCGGATGTTATCAAGTCAAAGGTGGTATTTGACTGCGACATCCGTGACGGCGCTTTCCTGAAGTCTGGCTCCATCACAATAACAGAAATATCGGACGTAGAAGTAAAAACGCAATTCCTGGAGGGTCGCAGCGAGCAGAACTTTAACGAAACGTTTGACGATATCTATCTCAATGAAATGGATTTGGGATATCCTACCAAGCGCGATAATCTTATAGCAGCAGAAGCGTTCAAACCATATCCAACGAACAACTGGGTGCCGTTGCCGTGGGTAAACAACTATTCCGGCAATCTGCAGAATGCTGTTACTACATCTGTCCATTTCATCACTGGCTTCGAGAATGTCAAAAGTACTCTTTCGTTCCAGCCATACTTATTGTATATCTTGAAGCGTATTTGTTCGCAATTGGGGTATGAGGCGAACTTTGCTGAACTGGAGCAATCGCAATATAAATATCTCTTGATTTGCAATACGCTTCCGGCTGCATGGGCTGCGTGGAACTTTGCCATTGCATTGCCTCATTGGACATTGAACGAGTTTTTTGAGCATCTTGAAAACTTCCTTTTCGGAGATTTTGATATCAACCATAAGGCTAAGCGCATCGAGTTCCATTTCTCTAATAGTCTGGCAAAATCGGCAGGAGAGGTAATCTTAAACAAGGTCTTGGACTCTTACACAACAGAGGTGTCGCAAGAAGATGAAAGCAAGTACATCGCTTCGGCTAACTTGAAATACGCTGATAATGATGCGCTTCTGTGGTCATATTACTCGTGCGACTGGTTTATAAGAGCCAACAAGTCAAAGGCTTTGGTCTATGATACATTTCGGGAATTGATTGACAAGGCAATGACGTTGAAGATTAGCGGTTATTACAAGTCTACGGGGCATAGCGGACATGGATACAGCGAGTCTTTCAGCCGTGGCTATCCAGTTGGAAGTGACGGAAACAGACTGTTTTATTGCAAGGAGATTGATACCTATTTTATAATGTACTGCTACAAATCTGAATTTGTCAGCAAGCATAATGACATGAAGTGGTACAAGTATTATAACCGTCTAATGCCTGTAAATCAGTTCGGAGATTATTTTGTTGATAATGATGCTGACGATATTGAACTGAAAATCGTTCCTGCATGGATAGAGGGTACTGACGACAAGTATGGCAATTGTATGTTTCTCGACTGCGGAGAGTTGGGCAGTAGAGAAACATGGACTATATCGGAAGACGGTACAGGCTCTTCTGGCTCTGCATCGTCTGGCATCTACATAGGACAAAGACCGAACAATGAAGGGCAATTATCATCGGTACGCTATCACGATGATGTCGACGATGATGCCGGAGACTTGGCACAAGGCACTGCAAGCTATGTGATTGGCAAAGGAGAAACAGAGAAGTCATCTGCATACTTTGATGTTATATATGTCGGCTTTTGGAGTGGACATTATCTTTTCGGCGGTAATCAGCCACATCCTATAATAGATAAGGTGGAGGTTACTGACTCGTTTGGGTATAACAGAACTCAATTCACCTTGCGATTGAAAGACGGCATAGCCAATTCTATGCGCTTGTCAATGCACAAGATTGACGGAAAGCAGAAGTTCCATTTCTCTTTCCTCTCTGACACAATACCTAATCCTCGTGCATTGTTCTACATACGTGGACAGAGGTATATATGCGAAAAAATAACTGCCACCTTCCATGAGTCGGGAAAGTCGCAGTTACTAAAGGGAATATTCTATCGTGTCTTAGCTGATTGAACGCTGCAAGGTTGTGGCATGGCGCTCGATGGTGGTGCGCAGCACCTTGGCATAAATCTGTGTGGTCTTGATGTCCTGGTGCCCAAGCATACGAGCCACATTCTCTATAGGCACATCGTGAGCCAATGCCATTGTAGCGAAGGAGTGGCGAGCCACGTGCACAATTTAAGCAAAAGCAACGGAAAGTGAAGATGAGAGAAATGAACTGCAAGTGGTTGAGAATGAGCAATATTTCATAATTCTGCC